CACCTGTGGTGGAAAAAATTACCAACACCGTTTGGAGTTGAAAGGAGAATGGCTTTACCACCCGTAGACAGAGTTGGTTGTGCTGCGGCCCAGATTTCCTCAGCCTTTTCGATGAATGCAGCTTCGTCCAAAATCAACAAGGACAAGGCTTGAGAACGTCCAGCACTTGTCGAAGACGAGGTAGCAACAATATTGGAACCATTGGCTAATTTGAGGGAAAGACGATTGTCTTCTTTGCATTCGACCTTTAACCATGAAGGCAAAGCATCATTTGCAAAACGAACTTTTGAAACGATTTCCTTGGAGACTTCCTGCTTGATGGAAATAATGAGAACGTTCTTATCCTTGTGGAATATCATCAACCAAAGCGAATACGCAGCAACCAATGTCGAAATACCCATCTGACGGGATTTCAATACAATATTGAAATCATGATTCGCAAATTCCTCTAAGGTTTTAGCTTGAAACGGATAAAGGTCAAAGGCAATGGTTCCACGGATTGGGTGTTGAATTTTGACGTACTTCCGCATGAAATACACGGGGTCCGTCAGACATTTTTTGTACTCTTCTCTAATGATATCTTGAAGAGATTTCTTTGGTTGATCACTCATGGTTACTTTTTCGGAGTCAAGCGTTTCTTAGCCTTAGACAACTCCGATTCATATGTTTTTTTGGCCGTCGCTTTATCTTTCGTAACCGTGGTAATTGTCTTTTTGATTTCTTCCAAATCGTTCTTTGCTGACTTCAAGAGATCATCCGTGTTCATTCCCTTAAACTTTTCAATGAAGCCTTCTCCGTTACAAAGAACCTTGAGAGTATCGCCCTCGCTTGTTAAATACTTTATACTGTCTTCAATCTTTTGTCGCATATCATCGAGAAATCCGAGATAGTTCGAGAGCATTTTGTACTTCTCGTAAAATCCAAACACTCCCAAAATTCGAAGTTCGGTTTCTTCCTTGATAATACACTCGAAACATTTTCCAGTTTTGAGAAAGAACTTTTCATCCAGCCGACTTCCATATCGAATATCCTGACCACATTTACATTTTTGTTTGATCAACTCCCGAATCATGTCCGCTTGCCGGTTGACGGTTTCTTTCCCGCTTTTGGTCTGTTTCCACCTTTGTCCCTTGCTATCAACCCATTCGTCGCCCTCTTTATGTTTCTCTACCTTTGGCGTGTACCCAACCGATATGAATGGCCTTTCTCCCGCCAAATAGCCTTTTACAATTTCAACATTACTTTTTTTTACTTTCATAGGAATACGTATTTAAGTATAAATATAGAAAATATTATAAAAAGTCCTAAAAACTTAGGGATACGTGGTTTTGGTTCCAATGGCATCGATAAAAATTTTTCGGCCTGTGTTTTGAGCAAAGTTGTATTGAACGGCTATAGCCTTCCCCATAACCTCTACACCGCTTTGATAATCATGAAGGGCTATGTAGTCACTTGAACTGATGTAAAGTCTCGCCACGTTCGTGTAGCAGAGTTTACCATCTGTTGTGGCGTCTCCTGTTGGGATATGCCAACCCACCAATCGGGTCGTGGAATCACATTGCGTTAAATCGGGAAAATAGGGGTCGCCCGATATCGTTGTCGTTCCTCCACCTACGGTAATAACCCCACCATCAGTGACGGTGTTATTATAAATACTTTCCCCGGAACCATCGAAAGTTTGAACCGTTCGTAGGTTTGAGTAAACAACATTGGAGTTACGATCAAACAGTTCGGCTTTAATATCGAAAGCTTCGTTGGCCGCTCGAATATCAAAAGGAATGGAAATCACTAAAGAATCAGGTGAGAACCCATAATCTCCATATGCTTTCAAAGAGATATCCGAAAGGGTGGGATTGCAATGATACGGCACAATAACCAGAGTTCCAAAATAATCATTGGCAGGAGTAAAGAATAACTGTTGTTTTCCTTGAAAATATTTAATAGAAACGTTATCTTTAGTGGTAAGTTCGCCCAGCAACATACCGAACTTTGAATCATAAGTTTTTTCGGTTCGAATTGTATCGATAGAACTCGTAAAATAAAATGATACTTTAGCTTCAATATCATTGTTCAATTTTTCCAAAGAAAGATTGGTAGACAATACATATTGAGTGTTTTTCTTGAGACTAATGAAGTTTGAGTTATAGGATGAGCCGGAAAGACGATTGTATTCAGCGGCAACATATGGATAATAGACGTTATCGTTAGTTGTTCCAATGGAGTCTGTTTTGAGTAAAACATGATCTACTCCAGTCATCAATGATGGATTATCGCCTCTCCAAATTCTCATTGAATTAATTGGCGTAGCCACCGCCTGCAAATCTATCTGGTCGGTACTTGGCCACCAATATTTGTCAATATGGGCGTTATGATAGAACACTCCCATACGATCATAGAATTTGTTGAAGGTAATGGTATCCGTTAACAATTCAGGAGACGGTAGAAGTTCATCCGAAATCAATTGAAAGTCGCCGGGAGCAAAAGAACTTTTTCGATAAATTTTGTGTCGAGCAACATAACCCGAATACGTCTTTAGGTTTCGATAAACAATTTCGGCGTAAGATGCTTTAACATCGAGGACACTCCCATTTACAGTAATTTGTTTGAATGAGTCTGGATTTGTATTGTAAAGAATGAGCCGGTAGTCTACAAAACATCGGCCTTCTACAATATTTGAAACAATCTGGTTGCGACCCCGATTAAACATGTTGTTATTCGGAGAATAAAAATATGGTTCACTTAACTGTACCGTTCGACTATCCAAAACCTTTTTAATGGTAAAAGACGCCGTGAGTTTTGTATTTTCAGTGCGAGTGGACTGGGGGACTTGAACCTTGGAAATGTGAAGCGTGATTGGCAACCCTTCCATTTGGCTATTGAATACTTTATTGGGGTAAGTGGATGATGTGAAATCCGCTGCTTGAATTGATCGCCATAGTGAACTCGTAATGATGAGCCTATAATCAACGTCAATTTGTTTCAGGTTGAGATTGCCTTTTGGCGTATCCTTCATTGGATTCGCGGCATAAGTAAAAAAGCTGGCTGAGAAAGATACTGGAACGTTAAGTTCCGTGAGTGCTGCCGCAGGAGGGGGGCCGATAGTCACAACTGGAGCCGAAGTATATCCGTTTCCCCCATTGGTAACAATAATGGAAGTGACTACCCCATTGGTAATATAGGCCGATGCGTTAGCACCCGAACCAACCCCCGAAATAGTTACTATGGGATTGGAGGTGTAACCCACCCCGCCATTATCAATAACAATACCATTTGGAAGGGCAATGCGGCTAAGGGTCGTCGCATAGGCGGCCCCGTTTGTTCCACCACCCCCTGAGATTGTAATTGTGGGGGCGGTGACATACCCCGAACCGGGGTTAGTTACTGTAATGGAAACAATTTGTCCCGCAGAAACCGTGGCAGTTGCCGTGGCTCCAGTGCCGGGGCCACCAATGGTCACGGTTGGGGCTGAGGTATAGTCCTGCCCCTGATTGGTGACAACGATACTCTGAAGACGATGTTCAAGACTGGCTACATGTGCCGTAGCATTGACGGCTGCTGGCGGGGGTGGATAAACAACCTTCGCCAATGTTGTATCAACCACTGGATATAATAACGAACGAGCTTCGATGGATGGCTTCTCATAAAAACGAACCTTGGAAATATTGTCCAACGTCTTGTCGATAGTGATGTTTCCAATCCATCGAACAAACTCTCCGTTAACAGATGTCCCCCCAAGAACAACTTTGGCGGCTCCATTATAGGTTTCGTTGTAAACATGGATAGAAATGACGAACTTGGCAGCATCGGTAAATTTAGCATCCTCGGATTTGGCCTGTTCGAGATAGAGGGATTTACCATTGGAGTCAATACACTCCACCATGATTTCCGAACCGTCTTTGAGAAGTGGGGATCCGTTGAAGGAAATCGAATTTTTACCTGCGGTAAAAACGGAATTGAACTCTACTACAGCAAAATATTTGGAGAGATGTTCTCTATCCTCAATATCAACCTTGCGGGCAAGCAAGCCTAAATCGACGCCTTGCTTCCCAAATGATGAAAGTAATGCCATGCCTATAAATAGGCAATGGCAATCCTTTTACTCGAAGGCGACTTTAGAAAAATTCCCAATTTGAGCAACTTCTATCTGTTTATCCACCATATCCTTGAGAGAGTCAAGGTGGGAGATAACCATAATAAACTCAAAATGAGATTTCAGATAGGTGAACAGGGTATGCATCGACGCCAGATTGTTGGCATCCAGCGTTCCAAACCCTTCATCCAAAATCAAGAAACTGGTTCGTGGAAGGTTGGAGACATTGCTCAAAGCAACTCGAATGGCTACAGAAGCAATGAAACGTTCAAATCCACTGGTCATTTCAATCGGCCAACGCCCCTTGGTCTCATAGACCACGTAGGGAATGATATTCTTATCATCCGCTTCAATTTCCACCGTAAAGTCAGCGGTCTGAATGAGGATGGAATTTATTTCCCTTTGAATCTCAGGTACCGTATGACAGATAACTTGATAGGGGATTCCGTTGCGTCCGACAGCCTTGCAGTAATAATCGTACAGTTCCCGCTCTTCTTCGGTTTCGATCAAGTCCTTGATGGTCTCCGTTGTCAATTGAATTTGCTTCTTCAAGACTTCCCGCTTCCCCGTCAACTCCAAAAGCTGCTTGTTTTTGTTATTGAGGTTCACTTCTAATTTATTCAAAGCATTCTTGAACGTCAAAATGGTCATATTGACTTTCTGATTATGCTCCACGGAAATTTGATTTTTATGGTATAGCCCAATTTTTCGATCAAGTTCTTTGAGGGTCTGTGATAGTTTTTCAATATCCTTTTCCGCCAATAGAACCTTAGTGTTAAGGGATGTATACGCATCCTTCGCCAAGCTATGATCGTTGAGCAGTTTGGTATAGTTCTGATAGGCCACATCCACCCACGCCCATTCCTTCAACTGGTCTTCAAGGGTTTGAATTCCGGCAACCAATGCATCCATTTCCGTCTGATCTTTGGTGAGTTCCGTCTCGGTCTGACGAGCATCTTTGACGAAAATATTTTCAACACAGAACTTGCAGTTGGGGTCATACTTATGAATTTTCAACTTATCCAACTTTCCCTGTTTGTTTTTGATGTCAACTTTCTTCAACTCATGTTTTCGTCGTTCCACTTCCAATTTAGCTCGGAAGTCGTTGTACGTGGCGTGAGCTTTAACCAAATCCTCGGCAATTATTTCTGAAATTTCCTCAGTAAGTTTTTGCATTACTGCGAATCGGGTGACGGCCAAACCTTGATCAAGGTTCAGTTGTTTCTCCAGTTTCTCAAACGAAACTTGAGTTGTCGTGCGTCTCTGTTCCAAAGAAGGCAAGTCCGTTGGAACATCGCTGTCCAGTTTGATGAGTTTCCCAGTCTCAGTTACAATACTGTCATTGACTTCCTTAATCTGATGGGAGAGGTCATTCATGGTCTCCTGTGTATCCCGAATGGTTGATTCGGTGATAGACAAATTACCCTCGGCCTCATCGAGTTCCCTCATGTAGTTTTTCTCTTTATGCGGCTTGAGTTTGGCGGCGAGATCCTTGCCTTTCTCATACGCATTCTCATAAAGCCGATCAAATACATTTAGTCCCATAAACTGAACGAGAATGTCTTTTCGCTCGGTATTTCCCAAATCAATGAAATTGATGTTGTTCTTGGTTGCGTTCTGAACGGAATAGGTTGTCAAAATAAAGTCTTCAAATGACCCCACGTAATCACGGATAACATCATTGGTTTTACGACGCATGACATCGGTCAAATCTTTCTTCTCACCATTGACCAATTGCCAAAAATTGACTTGAACTCTTACGTTACCACTCCGAGTTCCTTCACCGATTTTCTCAATGAAATAATGGATGCCACCAATCGAGAACTCGAACTTGCAGCGGAAACTATCTTTGCTTGCGTTCCGTGCTACAATGGCCTTAAACCCCCGTTCCCATTTGTCAAACAAACAGAAACACATGGCAGAAAAGAGACTTGACTTCCCACAAGTGTTGGGGCCAAATACACCATAAACACCGCCCATTTGAGTGAAGTCAATAAAATTCCCCTCGCCGTAAGCAAACATATTGTCCCACTCAAACCGAATGGGTGTCCATTTGAGGTTGCGAGCAAATTCATCCTTCTTGATTTCGGCGTTGAGGCGTCGGTTAATCAATAAGATTTTATCCAGCTTAACGGTATCATCGAGATTTAACTTTGTTTTTAGATATTCTCGAATGAGTTCCGTTTGATAATCCACATCTGTTACTTCCGCCAACTTTACGTCTTTACAGACCATTGCCTCTTTGGCTTTTTTATCCGTCTCTGATTCAATACGAATACGAGAAGGGTCCAGAATTTCAGTGAGCGTGGAAATCAATGCCTCTGCCGCTTTCACTTCAGAAGCAATGGCATCCAGACAGCGTACTCTGAGATAGGTCTTTTTTGGAAGGGCACTCAGGTCGGTCAAGATTTGAGAACCATGAATATCCACAGTAAAATAGCCGTAGTCGTTGGGAACTTCGATGTGCTTGTAAGAATGATCGGATAAGTTCCAAAGAGTATAACCATGTCCATGAAGTGGCTCTCCGTGATTTTGTTGGACAAGGCTCCCACAATATCTTATTTGAACAGCCTGTTTCTTTCTTAAAATAAATCGTTTCATATCATTGCTAGTAACTTTTTTTCAAACTCCGGATGATTAACTTCATGTTCCCAAAATCGTAATAATCGAAACCCCAATCGCAATGCCAGTTCATTTTTGAATATGTCATTTTTTTTGTTTATTTGTTGGATTTCTAAAAGAGTTTCTTTGGGATAAATCTCAGGATTACCATGCCAAAAATCCCCATCGACTTCAATGAGGGTTTTAGAATCGGGTAAATAAAAATCATATATCTTTTCGCCCTCGTCGGTAAAAATAGAATATTCAGCTTGAAATTTTATTCCATTATTTTTAAGAATGTCTTCGGTTTTCTTTTCAATTGCCGAAGAAAAAATTTTCAATGCCTCGTTTGCAATTTGCCATGAATTTTTCCCATAAAGTTTCAAACATGTTTCTTCACATTTCTTGCGACTTTCTGTAAGTTTCCAAACATGATCCACTCCATATTTGGCAATAAGCGTTTGTTTTCTTTTCAGAAGAGAGAGAGGATCCGACCCCGGATAATATCCATGGATTTTAACAAAATTTTTCATGCCGATGTTGTGTTTTTTCTTTACTATCGGATTTTTCCAAGATTGTTTTGTGATGTGGGAGCGTCGTTGTTTCTCTTCCTCCCCCATTTTCCTTCCAAATGAACCATTTCCTTTCCCGACACATATCACTTTTTTATGCTCGTCACAACATTTTCGAGAGCAATATTTTCCCCGTCCATACTTTAGTTGAGACTCTTTAATAGAGATTTTTTTGTGACAAAACAGACACTCCAATTCAACCCAAAGAGCACATTGGGTAAATTTTCCATTGTTTCGTTTTATATTCATGATTTCGCTGTATGATAATAAATAGAGTCTAATACAACGAAACTACATTATTTCATCAATTATTTCCCATTCATTAAGATCGTAGCTTGAAAGTTCTTCCTCCGTAACTTCAATTTGACTTTTGGAAGATTCCATATTTTGTTTTTTGTGAATGTCCCCCAAAAGAGCAATATGATGCCAATCGAACAACTCGGGCATAATCGCAGGATTGCTGATGGCAAACCCCGTATCCGTCACGGAACGATCAACAGGACCGTGGAATAGGGCAACAATATGTTTGTATTCGTTGCGATAGACTTCTGGAATATCAAACCCCATGACGTATTTTTCGGGGTCGTCGAATATACACATGTTATTGAACAGGATATTGCCAATGCCATACAGTTTTGATTCAGTCAAATAATGAAGGTTACGATGGTTTAGTGCCTCCACGATTGGGGACAAACTATCCAATCTCGTTTTGTTTGATAGTGTAGCATCATGATTACCGGGAACTAAAATGGTTTCTCTAAGTTCAGCTAAATTCCACAGAAATTCTGACACCATTTGAACACATTCTGGGCTTAGATCGGATTTGTTGTGGCAGACATCACCCACAACACACACAATGGAATTCGGAGGAGATGCTTTAACCGCATCGTAGAAACGTCGGAAAACCTCACGATATTCGGTATGTCTTTTAGTTAATCTTACATGAATGTCGGCCACATGAATGATGTGGGTAAATTCGGAAACCGCAGATTCTAATTTCTCAAATGTCATACTTTTAACTTCCAGATTGCATATTGACCACCTGACACATTTCGTTGTGTTCATCACAGACTGTTTGATACCATGTTTTCATTCCATTATTTTGGCGTAAACCATATCGGAAAACTCAAAGGGGCGTGACCGTTCGATCAAACTACGAACCCCATGAAAGCCCAATTCTGATGGATCTTTCTCCGGTAACTTTACCAAATGAACTTTGATGCCCCATTTCCATAATTCTTTCACAGCGCGAATCGCTTCTCGCATAGCATCATTATCGAGAACTAAATTGACTCGTTGGACTTTGTGGATAATCAATTGTTCTCTCAGCCGCAGCGATAGCATTGTTCCAAACAAAGGAACTGCATTATTTCTAACAGCGATAGCATCAAAAACTCCCTCGACAAGGGTTACCGGTTCATCATAATTGATGAAGCTCTCGAAGCCAACGATATCTTTCGAAAACGGAGCATTCTTATATTTCAGCCACTTATGCGGATAGTAATAGCGAGACGAAAAATAGTTGAGTTTTCCCTCGTCGTTGTAAGACGGAATGACAATGCAATATTGGTATTCCCCCGCTTCACAATACCCGATGTTGTACCTACATATGTCCTCTTGGGTGATTCCACGATTTTTTAAGTAGGCCATTGCCCGTCGATATTCTTGCATGTGTTCGGAGTAATGAGCATCATGCTTTGGTGGGTCGGCCAGCGAAATAAAATCATCGGGAAGCTGGAGAGCCTCTTTATTTGTTGGTTTGGAAGGTTTGTATGGCTTTGTGTAGTCAATGAGCGGATACAGCCGATCATAATGAGATGAAGATGCATTATACTCTTTAAGCAGCGTATAAACATTTCCGGACGAATGACATACCCAACAATGAAAAAAGTACGGAGGTTCAAGCAATACTTCCAGTTTTCTTTTGTAATGACCACACTTACAGAAATATGTAGCTTGAGTTCCGCCTTTTCGAATCCGAGCGGTTTGTCCCAAGACCTCATTAAGAAGGGTTAGTAAAGATGCTTGTGCCAGCATGACTTCTCTACCATAACAAATCCCAACGGGAAAATCAACATTTTATATCTTCCAATTGGGTCTGATTGTTGATCACCATCAATCGGCAACCGAGAATCGCCGTTATGTTGTTTCGACGAAGCGTGTCTTTTTCTTGTTGGTATTTATGGTGTGGTTCATCCCATTCCAACACTAAATTGAGAGTTGGCTCATAGTAATCAAGAAAGTAATGGAATCGGGGAATGTAATACTCACCACCATTTAATGCATGGCGTCCATTCCATCCTCTTTCTCGATTTAATTTTGAGAAGAACTGACAGGCTTTTTTGTTGAACTTGGGATAAAGAACACAATCCATCCGAAAGCATTTCCTACACTGTTCTCCCCGCTTCTCCATGTGGTTTCTTCGTCCTGCGGAAGAATACCAAACTTTCTCTTTACAAGTAGGACAAAACCTGTAATATTTCCATGTGCCATTTAGGCATTCCCTGCGAGTATCTTTTTCATGAAGGAGACGGTAACGATACCGTCGAGCACATGAATGACACCTTTGATTGATGTCGGCGGCATGATTCCACCTGCTTTTGTATTTGAACCAATGAGGTTTTCCACAGTCAGGGCATTTCCATTCCCATTTCTTTTTGATATCGTTGCATTCGTTTTCGAAGGATGTCTTTTCGATGCCGCTTGTAATAGAGGCTATCGTCTTTTCGTCTGGCTTCCCGTTTCTGTTCGTCGGTGACATATTTCTTTTTCCTTCCCATAAACTTCCTTTCTATACATATATTCCTCGGAACATAAAACACGGAATATTTTGTAAACTCTATCAGAAGTCCAAGGAAAAGGCAACTTTTTATACAACAGACCACTCGCCGTTATTATATGACTCCAGAGCCTCGTCTAAACGACTTTTGGCCATATCAAGGTCGATCTTATACCATTCGCCTTTAACATCAAGTGCAAACGGCTTGATCGTTTCTTTGATTTTCTTTTCGGCTTCTCGGAAGGCGGGATGATGGAGGGAGTATCGAAGCTGGTATCCTCGAAAGGGGTCGCCTGTTTGATACACATGAAATCGCTGCGTCAAATCAAACGTCGTGCCAACCTTGACCCAATTCGGAAAAGCGGCGTTTGTAACAATATAGAGGTAACCAGATTTCACTTCTTTTCAATGAACTTTCTTTTTTCAATTCCAGCATTTCGGATGGTTTCAATCAACTCTTCAGGAAGGGCGGGAGCAGTTGTTGGGAGAATAGTCTGTGGAAATTTTCTATTACCGGGATACTTTTGTAAAAATCGTTCATCGGACCACATACATAGATCACAAACGGTTTGTTCAGATGGTGTCAATGAAAACTCCCCCCAGACGCTGGGTGGGGCAACATCATAGAAACCTCCCGTGATTTTGGGGATTCCATCCGAGGCTTCAATCACAATCCCGTTAACGGTTTTGCCGCAGCGGTCACAAATAATGTCAATGTCGTTTATCATACTTAGTAAATGCAATCAGGTATCAACTCTTACTGATAACTATCGCATCCAGAGTGTCTTCATTTCTTTTATCATAATTCCCCAATTTGTTCAACTTAATATATTTGTCTAAATCGGGTATATGTTTGGGAAGTTCCTGCTTCACCCACTCTTTGGCAGTCATGCCTTTGATGAATGCCTTCCCAAGCACCTTCTTTCGAGCCGTAGACGCCCCTACAAGCGTCACAGGCACTTTTAGGTGTTCTCCTACGATATACTCCAAAACGGCGTTAAAACGAGCCAGCTTGATGATTACCTGTTGGGACGTGCGGCCTCCCATGAATCCGCTCAACGCAGCTTCAAGCTTTACTTCGGAGACCAATGGCATATATTGGTTCGGAGCAAGAGTATTAAGGATAAGAAATGCTTTTTCCTTGTTGGATTCAACCTTGGAAGTGTCGATGAAACCGGCATCCAGAACAGCGACTCCATCAAAAAATGCCCAACCGCAAACATTGGTCGAAGCGTCAAGCCCTAAAATCATAACTTATTGTGAAGGTCCTGTTAATGATAACGAACACTGGAATGATCTCCATAGATACTGGTTCGCATTCGAGTTGTTACCACTTTCTGATCTTGTGCCATGTAAAGCTCGGATTGTTGCTCCAACATTTTGGTCTTAAACCCTTTTGGTGTGTGTTTGATTTCCTGTAAACTGGTTACTCGCTGATTGCGAGTTCCATCCAAGACGAGATCCGACTTAGCATCAAATGCCCCGCCAGCGTGCATGGTTGCGTAGAGAGATTCAATGTTTTGCGACAGAGATGGTCTCTTATTTTCGGTTGCGATTTGAGTTGTAGTTGCCATATGTTAGTTATTCCTGAATATAAATATCATTAGAAATCCATTTTAATGACAAAATTTATGGGCAATGTTTTTGGAATTTTGATTGGCGACCCGACTTTGGCAACCGCTACTAAGTCTAATCCATTATACAATCCAATTGTTGTGACCATTGGCGCAAGGTAAGAACCTGTTGTATCAACGCTGCTTTGTTGATCATACCCCGAGAAAGTCGTATTAATCATCGGAAGCGCATTTCGTTTCGACACACTGTTTAGATACATGAGCGCCGTATTCACTTGCTGTCGAGCACAATTACTGTTGATATAAGATTGATAATTTTTTTCCGTTAATCGGTTTGAAAAATACTTCCAGAGAATAAACATATCGTTAACATCAATTTTGTTATCCTCGTTAAAATCCAAAAGATCGGCATATCCCGTATCCACATTCTCAAATCGCTTCAAACTGGAAGAAAAGAGATTGTTTGTGTTGGACCAAAGTCCGGCGTTGTAATTGTAGAAACTAATTTCGTCGTCGTTTTTGATGAGAGACGAACTCCAATCAAACGAATACCCCCCTAAAGTTGTGCTGTTTTTGTATTGCATGTAACGAAGCAAAATATCCGCATCTTGAAAATCAAATATTCCGTTCCGATTCACATCAAAAGGAGAGGTTTCTTTGACCACCGCTGTGGGATTGGTGCTGACATTAAATTCGCCCGGTTCTACGGTACAAACAATTTGTTTTTCATGAATCGTGTGATGGGATTGATAGTTCAACAAATATTCATAAGTGTAAGGAGAGGTTGGATTGAAATACAATCCTTCAAATGCCGATCCGGAAGTATTTACGACAATTGTTCCGTTGCGATAGAAAACATTTCCGACATGAAATTGAGGTTTAAAATTCCACAGGTTGTAAATGTATGCTTTTCCCATAATATCGTCTAGGGATATTCCGAGGCTAGCCGTATACACAATATCCATTTGTCGAGCCCTGTTTGTCATGAGGATGGGAGCCCCGATGACAATTGATTGATCTCCTACTGCAACATCTTCGGAAAACGAGCGGTAAGGAGACATGAACCGCTTCTTCTTTTGAAACACCTTCTGGTTTTCCCATTCCATGGAAGTTGAATTTTTTGTCAAATACATCCATTGGCCATTAATCGAGTTTTCTAAATCAGCGTTACAATAAAGTTGTTGGGGAATAGATCCTCGAACATAACACGAGGTCATGCTATCAACATCTCGTTTTGGAACTCCAATGAGCATGTTAGAACCATAGATGCTGACAGCATACCCTAAGCGGTTATTTTTAAGGGTGTATTGATCCCCGTAAATCTTTTGAGCCAGCCTATAATTGGAGGCAGTAACTACCCCATTACAAGATTCACAACGTTCAAAAATATAGGCAGTTCCCTGTTCATATGCCTGTGATCCGGTGAACTCAAAGACAACTCTTTCAGTCGGGGCACCGATTAAAACCGTATCTTCCCACAAAGCAACGGACCACCCGAAAGAACTGGTTTGATAACTTGATGAGAGCAGAATTGGATAACTCGACGTGTTAAACGTCAATGGAGCTAGTGAACTTGTATTTTGATGAAACTGATAAGTTTCGATCCAAAGAGACTCGGATAACTCAAAAAGATAAACGTTGTTGTTATCGGCGGCACCACACCCCACCACCAAACGGTTTGGGCAATTTTCGCCCGACAAACTCTTGTTCAAAGCCACATCCCAACCAAACTTCTGATTATTAACCAAAGAAGATGGCTCTAATTTCTGATACAAAGACCAGCTTAAATTACTTCCAGTACAGTCATTTTTGTAGAGATATACCATTCCTTTTGAACTACTGACAAAAGGCGACCCGATAGCCAGCCAGTTATTGTTGATGTTAACAACATGACCAAATGATTCCGAATATTCCAAATCAGGGTTTGGAATATGATAGTGACGGATTTCGTTGGTAATTTTACCGCTATATTGAATCGAATGTACCGATGCTGATAAAGAAGCGGTAAACGCATAGGTAACATACTGTCCATCCGGAGAAACCGGTAAGGTGGCCACAATCATGGATTGCGTTTGGAACGAAGCAGAGACAGAAACCAGTAAAACATCATACCCCGGTGGAACAAAAATGTTTTCATAGTACAGACGAGTTGTGGTTAGATCAACGAGACCGAAATCCAAAGAGGCTGAATATCCAACGGTAATCGCCGGGGAAATTGATCCTGTAAAACCATATCCTACAACGGAGGGTAAAGAATTGTAAGTGTAGATGGTTCGTTTGGAATAAGTGTAATCCCAGATATCAACACACGAGGATGTGAAGTTAAAAGTCGTCCCTCCAATAACAAATTTATCCCAGTAATAAGGACATCCAATCGCCAATTTTTTGTTAAACCAATCTATTGTATGACCATAATCGGATTCAATGGGAGTGAAATATTGTAAATAATCCACCCGTAAATTCTTCCGTCGAGTTTCCCAGTCAAACCCAAATTCTTCGGTTTCTAAATCATCGTCGATAATCGAAGTAAGTTCGGTGGCAATGAGAATAGCCTCATCGTCTTCCACCGGCTTTCGAAGGGTCTCAACAAAAAAGTGAGTATCCGTATTATGATCGTATCGGAAAACATCGACGGATCCGGTTTGATACAAACTGGCGGTCAACATATCATAGCGTAAAAGACATGGATTACCCGCTGCCACGTAGTCTCCATGTGTCGCTACGGAGTAGCCATAAGCTTCGTTTTTTACATCAACGTACATAAATCAGTCAAGTATAATTAGTCCGTTCCTAGGTCTTTTCATCGGGAATCTCTTTTATTCATTGGTTTAAAATAGTATGGTTTCATGGTTCAACCGGTACATAAAATTTGAGTGGTATAAAATGTTCAATTTCAGAATATGAACGCTCGGCAATTTTCAACGTATTATACCTTCTATGTTTAGGAATTAAATCCGATTAGACGGATGCCCGTTTTATGCAAACGTCATCATTCCTTGGGTGGCTCGGATTTTTCTCCAAACCGCTGAACAGCTTTGATAGCCGTTGTACCAAGCAATACCGTAATCACAGATTCGGGAATGGGAACGATTCCCCCAGTATGGATCGATGCATAACACCAAACTGCAAACACCCCAATCCCCCATACAAGCATTAAAACTCGACTGGAGGATGTGCCTCCACTATTATCTTCTAGTATTTCTTTTAACCAATTCATAGTTTTCCTTATGTTGATGAATTTTCTGAAATATAACCAATTATTCTATGGCCCAATTATCAATGTCCCAACCTTAAAAACCGGACTCGTGATTCCACGTCTCAAAGAATGGATGTTTAATAAAAAGGTCTGTTGACTTTCCGTAAAATAACCTACCCCTGTCCCATCATAAAGAGCATTGTTAAATGGGCATTGGTTTGTGGCAGCAAAATTGGCGGTTACCCAAACCGGAATTTTCATTCTTCGGAACAACTCTCCCGCATAAGCCCCATCTGGAATATC